CAGGCAGCTTGTCGAAGCCAGCCGAAACGGCGTCCAACTCTGCCCGCAAGGCTGCCGACGAGCCTGGCGCATTAGGCGCCGGGAACGTGGTGTGCGTGTAGTACGGGTTTGTCATCAGCGGATTCCTCGACGCATGGTGTAGTGAAGAATGATTGTGTTGACGGTGAAAGGCTCGAACAGACTGGACGAGCAGGAGATGCGAACCGCAATGTTCTCTGCAGTCCCGCTCACTTCAATCTCCGACGGGTTGATGTCTGAACCGTCCCACACAAAGTTGTCCCAGATCATTGAGTCCCAATAGCTGGAGCGAAGATCCGCCGGGTAGGTGGCTTCCAACGGCTGCGGAATCTCCGCTCGCCTGTAGCCCAGGTCGTACCCAAACTGGATCTCAGAGTAGTAGTCGCCAACAATCTCCACGCTTGCGCGACGGAATCTTTTCAAGATCCGGGGAGATTTCACAGAGTCGTACACCAAGTTGAAGCTGGCGGGTATGGCCTCGCCGTCAAAGCTGGTTCCCCTGTCGAGCTGGTACACAAACCCATTGCTGGACCCGAAGAAAGACACGGCATTACCGTTTGCGTCTTCGCCCTCGTCGCAGCAGATCACCGGGTCAGAGAACTCCACCGGCATTGAGCCCATGAGCTTGCCGTTGACAACAGTCATGTAGATGCCTGTGCCGTCGGAGAAGAAGACCCGGTACTGACCCTTGTCGCGGCTCAATGAGCTTGCTGTGGCCGTGTTGATGCGACTCTGAAGATACGGCCGCAAACTCATCGTCAAAGCCGCAGGCAGGAAGTTGCCGAAGTTCAGCGTTGTGCCCAAACTGATAATGCCGCGGTCATCAAGCACGTAAGCCTGGTCAAGGTTTTGCGCCGTGTACGGAACTGCGCCAGTACCAGTGTTGAACGTCGACAGCGCAAAGTTGGCCTCGCTAGTGCCATACAGCACCGACGTGTCGCGCCTGGTGTAGACGCCCAACGCGCCCGACGACTGGTCGCCAGGCAACACGATCAGGTTAGTGATCGTGCCATTCATGGCGATCTCACCTGCGCCCAGTACTGGATCCCACTGGTAGGGATAGCCAAGCGCAGAGAACTGCAGCGATGCACCGAAAGACAAGAACAGGTGCTGCTTGTGGACCACGACATGCTTTGGCGTGTCCGTTGGCATCGTCGTGGCGATGGGAACAAACACCGTGCCGTCGAACTCAAAGGCGCGGTTGACGCCGTCGCAGCCGTACAGCCGGTAGTTGGCATCTCCGCCGCCAAAGTTTCCGACTACCGTCTCGTAGCGACCTCCTGGCAGCAGCGTGATCTGAGTGGCCGCGCCGCCCGCGTGCGCGTGTACCGTGGCGCCGATGCGCAGGTTTTCGCCCGCCTGGAAGGTGCCAGTGGTGCTGGACAAGATCAGGCGGCCAGAGGCCAGCGTAGCGCCTCCCCAGGTGCCGTCCTGCCAAACAACGCGAGACACTAGCCCAGTGGCCCCGCTAGTCTGTCCAGTGACGGTCTCGCCATCGTTGATTTGGTTTGTGCCGCTGTTAAACGCCAGCTCTTTTCCGAACGTGATCGCTGTCCACCCAGAGGCTGTGGCCTTGTGCATCACGGCTGCCGTGCCGCCAGCGTTGTTGCGCCAGGCGTACACGTCGCCTTTGTAGATGGCCACTCCTAAGACGCTGCCAGATCCAGGGACTGCCTGAATGCTGGTGCGGTACTCGTCGGCTGCCAGGCTGCGGTACTGCGCGTTGGTCAGCCCGTCGGCGGAAACACCAGTCAGGCTGGTGATCGTGCCGACGGCAACCGCAGACACCGTGATGCCCTCACCGCTCACAAACGTCCCCGTCTGCCTGGTGACGACAACGTCGTTGCCACTGCGCGCAATCACCTTGCCGGTGGCCGCGGAAGTCTGCCCGACTACTGTGTTGCCGACCGACACCGTGCCAGTCAACGAGCAAGTCAGGATGTTGTACAGCGCAGCCGACGGACTGGTTCGACCATCAAACCGCTCGTACCCTGCGATCCGCGTATAGCCACCGTTGACGCTGCACTCAAAGTTGGCTGCCTTGCGAGCAAACCCGGGCGGCATGACCAGCGTAGGCGTGACCTGATCCAGACCGCCTCCGAGGCGGATGAGGTTGTACTGAACGCGGGGGAGCTGGTCCTTCTGCATTGCACCCTCAGGCCAGCGGATTCCCCAGGTACAGCTCAGGAAGCTGCTCACGCTCAAGCTGGTTCATCAGCCGACTGAACTCGGTGTTGCCTTTGCTCAAAACCTCAGGCGCAGCCTCGTACAGGCCATAGAACTGCATAGCCTTGTAGACGATCGCCATGTGCAGATGCGTCGGCATTTCAGGCGTGTCAGTGTTTGCAACGAGCGATGTCGGAAGAGTCTGATACTCGCCGGAGATCTTGTAGATGTCGTCCGGGATCTGACCCAGCATGACCTCTTTGCCGTTGGGCTTGATCGCAAACACCACCGGCCGCCCGTTGATTTGCACGTTGAAGCGGTAGGTGTTGCGAAACACCTGGTACTCCCACTCCACCAGCCACTGCTCGTCCTGTACCCCGATGCTCACCTTTTGGCAGCGAAAGGTGTCCTTCCACCAGTACCGCAAGTCCGTCATCAAAGCGCTGGTGACAGTGTTAGTCGTAGTGGCGGGCGCGTAATCTCCAGTGCTTGCTACCGTGTTGAACGCAAACGGCTCACGCATCCAGTTCCAGTTGTCGTGCATTCCCTGGATCTCGAGCCAAGCGTCGTTCGTCCAGTTGATCAGCTTGGCATACATGCCAGTCTGGCCAACCACCGACGAGATGGTGCCGACCACGCCGCACTCGGCGGCCAGACGCTGAGCAAGCTGGAGGTAGTTCATCGCTTAGGCGGGCTGCGACAGCAGCTTCTTCAGCCAGGGCACGCCCTGCTTCGGATTGGGGTCGTGCATGACCTGGAAGGGGTACGTCAGGGACAGCACGTTCTCCTCTTGGAACCCCATGCTTCCGTCTTGATTGACGACCTTCTTCTGGCGCACGCGAGACTGCTTGGCGTTGGCCAGCACAGCCACGTGATAGCGGCGCAGCTTGGCCGTGTCGCCGCGGACCACCATGCGGTAGTCGCCGTTGACGTTGACCTCCACGAAGCCTGGCTCATGCTCGTTGCCGGGCTCGTTGAAGTACACCTCCAGCTCATCGCGCATGAACGCTTCCTGGTCGATCTGATCGGTGCGCAGCACACGATCGGTGTCGATCTCAATGCCGCCAGCTTTGATGGCGTCGGAAGCGGGGGTGACGGCGCCGATGATGTCGACGTCATCTGACGCGACTGATCGATTGCGCTCGTAGCTGTTGAGGGGCTTGCTTGCCATGGTGAAGTCTCCAGAGTTGCGATACGGGAGCCGCCAGCCGGCGGCCCCCGCGGGTAGCTGGCCTCAGATCAAGAGGTCAGCGGGTTGGCCGGGACGGTAGCCAAGTTGATGAACGATGCCGTCACACCGGAGGCGGACAGGTCCACCGAGCCCGGGGTGAAGTTCGTCCCAGAGGTCACCGCCACGCGCAGGGCCGCCACCGGGCACACGCCGGGGGGCGCGTCCGGGAACATCAGCGCGACTCGACCAGCAGACAGCTCGGTGTTGTCCACGATCTGACCCGGCAGAATCGAGACGTTGCCCGACGTGTCCAAGCAGATCAGGTACAGACGGGTCGAACCGTTCGCGCCACCAGTGAAGCCGCCGTTGACCGTGGCCACGCCGCCAGAGGCAGCTTGGTACACGGTCGGGCCGCTGTAGCTGATGGCGATGTTGTTGGTCGCCGACTTGCTGTAGAACCGTCCATCGATGACAAACGTCACCGTGTTCGCGTTCTGGATGGTGTTGGCGTTGGTGCCTTCGGCCCAGCCGCCAGACGACAGGCCGGCGGTAAAGCCAGCGGAGAGAGCGAGGTTGTCAGCCATTTGTGTGGCTCCTTTCAGTCAGTGACGATTGCGGCCACGGTGGCCGCGTAATTGGTGTCGGTCACGCCAGCGTCGGCGTCCAGCTTGGCCGCAACGGCCTGCAGGGCATCGACCACTGCCAGCAGCAGTGCCGTCATCTCCTGACGGTCACCAGCGACTGCCAGCGCATTGGCGCGCTGTCGTACGGATTCAAGAGGCATTTACTTTCCTTTCATCCTTGAAGGTTGCATGCTTTCTGAGATTGATTGGGGCCGGGATGACCTGAAGATTGTTTTCCACATGCAGCCCACACACGGTCTTGCCGCGCAGGGGGATGATGTGGTCCACATGCCACTTGCCGCCCAACATCTTCTCCCTCACTTTGGCAATGTGATATGCCTCGGAGATGA